GGTTATCATGGCGATAAAGTAATGAACGAAGTAATCAAAGAGATTGATTCACGAGTTGGTGCATATAATCCTGATACTAAAAAGTGGCAGAAAGATAAGTCGCCTGAAGCTCAAGCTAAGTGGTATACAGCAGACTTTACTGATTGTAAAATTACTGATGATAAAAAATTTGACTACTATTCGGTAGGTGGAGAAGACTGATGGCTCAGGTTGAAATTAAAATAAACTCAGATGAGTTGCGTAAAAGAAAAATTATGGTTGCAACACCAATGTACGGTGGACAATGCGCAGGCATCTATACTAAGTCAAGTACTGATCTTGCCGCTCTTGCTCGTGATCATGGAGTACAATTAGGATTTTATTACTTGTTTAATGAGTCATTAATTACACGAGCTCGTAACTATCTTGCTGATGAGTTTATGCGTTCAGACTGTACACATTTAATGTTTATTGATAGTGATATAGGATTTGATCCTACTGATGTTCTTGCATTAGCTGCTATTGCAGAACCGGGTACAGATAAAGAGATTGTATGCGGTCCTTATCCTAAAAAAGCTATTGCATGGGAGAAGATTAAACGAGCTGTAGATAAAGGCTTTGCTGATGAAAATCCTAATGTATTAGAAAAGTACGTTGGTGATTACGTCTTTAATCCAGTGCAAGGTGGAAACGACATACGAATTGATCAGCCGGCTGAAGTACTTGAAGGTGGTACGGGCTTTATGATGATTCAGCGAAGCGCATTAGAAAAATATACTGAAGCTTATCCTGAATTTATGTATAAGCCGGACCATATTCGTACAGAACATTTTGACGGTTCACGTGAAATTATGGCTTTCTTTGATTGTATCATTGATCCAGAAACTAAACGTTATCTGTCTGAAGACTATATGTTTTGCCAGTGGGCCCGGAAGGCAGGTATTAAAGTATGGATGTGTCCATGGATGAAAATGACGCATATGGGCTCTTATATGTTTAGTGGAAGTCTTGCTGATCTTGCGCAGGTTGGTGCTAGTGCTACCGTTGGCCGCGACTTCAAAGGTGTCAAGAAAAAGTAAGTGAGATTTATATTATGAAGTTAACACAAAAAACGTTTTCTATTTTAAAAAACTTTTCGTCTATTAATCAGTCATTGTACGTAACTAAAGGTAATACTTTACGTACAATTTCTGAGATGAAGTCTGTAATAGCTGATGTTGACGTACAAGAAATGTTTCCTCGTGACTTTGGTATCTATGATCTTAATCAATTCTTAGGTGTTATCAGTTTATTTGAAGAACCTGATCTTGATTTTGATACAACATTTGTACGAGTAAGCGGAAGTCAAGGTGCGAGCAGTAACTACTTTTATGCTGATAAAGCTACTATTCGCACTATTCCGCCAGAAAAGTCGTTTGAACTGCCTGATACAGTTGAGACTTTCTCTGTTACTGATAAGGTTGTTAAAGGTGTACTGCAGGCAGCTAATGTATTGCAGTTACCGGAAATAGCTATTGTAGGCGATGGTATTGATATTACTATTGAAGCTGTAAATACTAAAAATAGTACAAGTAACTCATTTCGTTATGAAGTAGGTAAAACTAAGAAGAAATTTAAAATGATCTTTAAGGTTGAAAATATTAAAATGATGATGGGTGGTTATAACGTATCTATTAGTAGTAAAAAAATAACTCAGTTTAAAGCAGTAGAAGGTACTCTAACCTATACAATTGTGAATGAAGCATCCTCTACATATGAAGGATAATGTGAGATTTATATTATGTCAGAATTTTTGTGGGCCGAAAAATATCGGCCTAAGCGAATCAGTGAGTGTATCTTACCTAATAAACTAAAAGAAACATTTCAAGAGTTTGTTGATAAAGGTAATGTACCTAATTTACTTTTAACAGGTGGTCCTGGTGTAGGTAAGACTACTGTTGCCAGAGCTATGCTTAATGAAGTGAATGCTGACTTTATTGTTATTAATGGAAGTATGAATGGTAATATTGATACTCTCCGTAATGAGATAATGCAGTTTGCATCTACTGTCTCATTCACAGGCGGTCGTAAGTATGTTATTCTTGACGAGGCCGACTACTTAAATCCTAATTCTACTCAACCTGCTCTTCGTAACTTTATGGAAGAGTTTAGTAATAACTGTGGTTTTATTCTTACCTGTAACTTTAAGAATAGAATTATTGAACCATTACATTCACGTTGCTCTGTTGTAGAATTTACTATTCCTAAAAATGATAAAGCTAATATCGGTCTTAACTTCTTCAATCGCGTTAAAGATATTCTCTCTCAAGAAAATATTACGTTTGATAAGAAAGTAGTTGCTGAGTTTGTTACGAAGTACTTTCCTGATTGGCGCCGAGTTATAAACGAACTTCAACGCTATAGTGCAACAGGTAATATAGATAGCGGAATACTAGCTGATACTGGCGACGGTAGTATTAAAGAACTAGTAAGCTTTCTCAGAGCGAAGAGCTTCGCAGAAATGCGTAAGTGGGTTGCACAGAATAATGATGTTGATAGTACAACGTTATTTCGAAAACTATATGACGGTGCTTCTACTTACTTAGAGCCAAGATCTATACCTCAATTAGTTTTACTACTCGCTGACTATCAGAACAAAGCTGCATTTGTAGCTGATCATGAAATAAATATGGTTGCATGCTTTACAGAAATTATGACTGATTGTGAGTTTAAGAAATGAAGCCGTTCGATTTTCTAAACGAAATAAATTATGGTAAGAAAAATATCATAGAAGAATCAGATAACCCTGAGCTTGCCGAAAAACTTTATCCGCCATATCTTATTAACAGAGGTTTATCTTACTTTACAGATACCATATTGTTTGTTAATGAGATGAATATTCGCCATCAATGCGACAATAAACTCCAGTTTGAATTTTTCCTAAATAGTATTCGTAAGCGAAAAAGATTTAGCAAATGGTTCAAAAAGGAGCAGGACGAGAACCTTGACATAATAATGAGTCATTATGGCTATAGTTATGAAAAGGCAAAGCAAGTGATCTCTCTCTTTACCGACCAACAATTACAAGAAATGAGAGACATGAGATTTGAGGGTGGAATAAATGGCAGTTGATTTGAATTCTATTGTAGAAATAAAACTAAAGCAAGACGACGATTTTCTTAAAGTACGAGAAACTCTTACTCGTATAGGTATCGCCTCCCGTAAAGATATGACGTTATATCAATCATGTCATATTCTTCATAAACAAGGTCGCTACTACATAGTACATTTCAAAGAGCTGTTTGCCTTAGACGGTAAGCCGACTAACTTTGATGAGAGCGATATTTCAAGAAGAAATACAATAGTTAATCTGTTAGCAGAGTGGGGATTAGTTGATCTAGTAGATTCAAGTAAGACTGCTGATCCTGTTGCGCCTTTGAGTCAGATTAAAGTTCTATCGTTTGGAGAAAAAAATAACTGGGAATTGGTAACAAAATACAATATTGGTAGAAAAACGGTATAAATAATTTTAGAGATGCGGAATGGTCCGGTCTCGATTTTAACCTTGCTTAATAAAGGAGGTCTTTATGACTAATGATATATTTTTCCCTCGTGCTTCGTTTGTAGGTTTTGATGAGCTGTTTAAGCAGCTTGAAAGAGCTACAGGACATCAAGCCCCTCAATATCCACCTCACAACATCGTAAGACTAAGCGACGCTGAGTATGCCATTGAACTCGCTGTTGCAGGTTTTACTATGGAAGATTTGGATATTGAAAGAGATAAAAATATGCTAACTGTGACAGGTGATAGCAGACCCAGACTAGATAATGAAACTGAATTACAGTATGTACACAAAGGAATCTCACAGAAAAGATTTGTAAGAACCTTTAACCTTGCCGAACATATTGAAGTTACTGGAGCTGAACTTAATAATGGTATAATATCAATTAAACTCGAGCACATCGTTCCTGATGAGCTCAAACCACGTAAAATTCCTATCTCAAAACCAGAACTTTTACTCGAAGAAACTGCTTGACATTCTTGTAAGATGTTCATATAATAATGGGGTCCTTAGTGGCCCCATTCTTTTATTTGGAGAAAATAATGTCTGATGTTAAATTAATTCGTATGTCTTCTGGCGAAGATGTCGTTGCAACAATAGTGCATGATAGTGAAACACGTCTAGTTATTAAAGACGCTATTGTAGCTGTACCTACTACAGCAGGTCAAATTGGCTTTGCACCTTGGTCGCCTATTATTAGTAAAGAAGACAAAGAAATACCGGTATCAAAAAACTTCATTGTTTATATTGCTAACGTAGACAGCAAAGTAAAAGAACAATATGATACAATGTACGGCAATATCGTAACTCCTGCTAAGCAAAATATTATCGTTTAATGGCAACTTTCTATACAAGCGTAGATGGCATCGGTAACGATATACTGTTCTGTGGTTATAAGAACGGCAAACGTATTCGTGAAAAGATACCTTACAAGCCTACTATGTACGTACAAACTAATCAAAAGACTAAGTTTAAGACGTTAGATGGTAAGTATGTTGAATCTGTAAATCCTGGTAGTATTAGAGATACTCGTGAGTTTATGCGTGAGTATGGTGATGTAGAAAACTTTAAGATTTACGGTAATAATAACTTCGTACATCAGTTTATATCTGACGCTTTCCATAATAGAGGTGTTGAGTGGGATCGCGATTTAATTAACGTTACTACTCTTGATATCGAAGTACAATCTGATGAGGGCTTCCCTCACGCTGAGCAAGCTAACTATCCTGTAACTGCTATTACTGTAAAGAATAATATTGATAATATCTTCTATGTATTTGGCGCTGGTAGTTGGAAACAAGAAGATTCTATTCTTCCTAAAGAGATACTCGATAGAGTTGTTTATGTAGACTGTGAAACCGAGTCAAAGCTTCTTATGAAGTTTCTCGAGCATTGGCGAGCTAATTACCCTGACGTAGTTACTGGCTGGAATTCCAGACTGTTCGATACCGTCTACTTGGTCAATCGAATTGGTAAGGTACTTGGTCAAGATATGGCTAAGCGTCTTTCACCTTGGAATCTTTTACAAGAACGATTCGTACAATTCTCATCTCGCCAAGAACAAGTTTACGAGGTAAGAGGTATCCAGCAGCTTGACTTCCTGGATTGTTTTAAGAAGTTTGGTTATACGTACGGTACTCAAGAAAACTATAAACTAGATAATATTGCTCACGTGGTACTCGGTGAACGTAAACTTGATTATTCTGAGTATGGTACCCTTCACGATCTATACAAACAAAACTATCAACTGTATATCGACTATAATATTAAAGACGTTGATATCGTTGACCGTCTAGAAGATAAAACGGGCTTGATTACTTTGTCGATGACTGTTGCCTATAAAGCTCTAGTCAATATGACAGATTCGTTTGGCTCTGTAGGTGTATGGGACGCTCTCCTATTTAACGAGTTACGTAAGAGAAATATTGTTATTCCTCCGAAACGTGATAACACTAAGGAGAGAAAGATAGAAGGGGCTTTCGTTAAAGATCCTCAGAACGGCATGCATGATTGGGTTATGTCGTTCGACCTTAACTCTCTTTATCCTCATATCATTATGCAGTATAATATGTCTCCTGAGACTGTTATTGACGGTAGATGTGATGGTGTAAACGTTAACGCTCTTCTAGATGAGAATAAGTTCGATATACCTAAAGATTATTGTATGACTGCTACTGGTCAATACTTTGATAAAACTAAGAAAGGTATTGTACCTGAGATTATTGAAAGCCTGTATGCTGAGCGTTCTGCTACCAAGAAGCTAATGCTTGACGCAGAACAACGAGCTCAGAAAGATAAAAGTTATGAGACTGAGCGAGAAATTATAACTCTCAACAATCAGCAGATGGCTGTAAAGATCTTAATGAACTCTCTTTATGGTGCATTATCTAACGAATACTTTAGATATTACGATATACGTGTTGCTGAATCTATTACTGTAACTGGTCAGCTGACTATCCTCTGGGCTCAAAAAACTATCAATCAATATCTTAATAAGATACTCAATACTGATAACGAAGACTATGTGAT